CTTGTGTTCCAACTATACCAGCTGTACCTTGTAGTCCCTGAATTGTACCAACATTAGTCCAAGAAGATCCAGTCCAAACATAAAGATCTCCAGAAACTATATAACTATCTCCGAGCGTTCCTGTTGGATGCGCTGATTGTAAGTCTCCTAAAGTTGGATATGTTCCTAATATGCTTACACCAGAACCAGCATTTCCCTGAGCGCCTTCTGTACCTTGAGTACCAATAGCTCCTTGTGCACCAGTAACTCCTTGTGCACCTTGTGTTCCAGTAGCACCTTGTGTTCCAATAGATCCTTGTTCGCCAGTAGATCCTTGAGTTCCAGTAGCTCCTTGTGTTCCAATAGTTCCTTGTGCGCCAGTTGTTCCTTGTGTGCCAATAGTTCCTTGAGTTCCAGTAGCTCCTTGTGTTCCAATAGTTCCTTGTGCGCCAGTAGTGCCTTGTGTGCCAATAGTTCCTTGAGTTCCAGTAGCTCCTTGTGTTCCAATAGTTCCTTGTGCGCCAGTAGATCCTTGAGAACCTTGTGAACCAACAGTTCCTTGTGGTCCAGGATTTGCTGTTAAATAAGTATCAATATTTTGTGCAAGTAATTGAATATCCGCAGGAATATCTGGCGGATCTGAATAAGCGGGAAAACTAAAACCCTTTGATGTTGAGCCCATTTTAAAATTATACCACCTTAAATGTTATGATAATCACGGCTTATTAAGCTCCTCTGTGCTTCCTTTATGAATTGAGCTATATGCCGCTGCCTCCAACAAAAGCTTAACTGGCTTATAAGAATTTGGCTTAACCGTATAGGTATTAAACCTAATCTGAGCATCTTCCTGCTTCATTCTAAAATTAAATATATACCAATCAATGGGTGCTGTAATTCCAAGTGACTCTACGTTCTCTACGGCTTTTTTAGCCCCCGCCCTACTTACCACGTATGTAGCACAGGACCACTGCTGATAAGAGCGGCAGGTAAGATAATCATTGTTAAAAGAATGCTCTATTTCATTGTAGGCAAACAGGGAGTCGCTCGGCACAAAAGGAGAGAAGAACTCCCACCCTTCTGGCAACTCCATTAAATATGAATTTAATACAGATTTAAAATTTTTACTTAAAATAATATCGTCTTCAAATAAAATAAGTATGTCTTTATCTGTTTCTAGAAAATTTTTATATGCAGTGTAGTTACTAGCCCATACCCCAATGACGCCAGCAGATGGTGGGAATGTCTCACCTGGCTGACAGTAGTCATGTACTGTGTTAACTTTAAAGCCAGCTGTCTGATTAATAAAGTTTTTAGCCTTATCTGCTGTGTTTAAGTATATCGTGGGGGAACCCAGACGAGGCAGAAAAGAAAGCGCCTCTACAATATCTTCATAGGATTTGTTACGTAAGTTATTTCCAGTATCAGTATGAAAAACTTCATAGCAAGCATTATCTAACATCTTTAGTATCCGTTTGTAAATAAGCATTATTAAGTAGCGCAGTTATAGACTGTTTTAACTGCGGTCTAAACATAGGCAAAAACATTGAACCACCAAACCTAGGGTTGCTCTCAAAAATAATGGGCTTTCCGTCACGAAGTTTAAAATTAACATTTGCTGGACCGCTGTAATTAGCTAGCTTAAAGATATTGCGAAATACTTCAAGAACTTCTGTCTCCATAGTAACGATTTTGTTTTCAGCAAAAGGACCCATATTTACTTTACCATCTTCAGGTACTGGTCCTTCAAAAGTTACGTTCCACAGAACGTCTCCATCTTTACACATAACCTGAGTAACGTACTCAACATCTCCTTCTACGTACTCTTGTACTAGGTACTGATGGTCTTTAAACCTATGGTTATTAAGAGCCCACTCATATCGTTCTTGATCCCAAATTAATGCTATGCCTACACCTGCATAAAGATCTAGCCTCTTCATTATAAAAGGAAACTCTGGTGTATTTGAAGTTATGTTTAATAGTTTTGGAAAGTACTCCTTTAAACCATTTTTTTCTAAAAACTTATAAAATAGATCTTTGTTATTAAAGGTATTTAGGGTGTCATGCGAAGAAACTAGAGTAAGGCACCCTTTGGGATGGTTGAAATTATCCTGTACCGATAACGGTATAAGGACAACCTTGTTGTAATTCTTACAGGCATCTTCCAGGGGGAAGTCAATATCATCAACTTCTATGACTTTTTCAATTGATGAGAATCCTTTCCAAAAGTCAGATTCTGCTCCCAAGGCATCTTTCCAAGATGACCACAATCCTTTGCCGTAAATAACTACTAACATTTTTTAATCCACATTTGATATCCAGACTCTATCACCGTGTACTGATCCTTACATACCTCTAGGAAGCCGTCAACGCCTCTCTTAGGCTCTAAAAAGCGGTTACCGTTATAGTTCCATAGGTAATCGTCAAAAGCCATTACACCGCCTGATTCAAGCAATCTAAATGCATTTAATCCGTCTAATGATGTCTGTAATGCTGTGTGGTCTCCATCAATGTATATAAAATTAAACTGTGATTTATTTGAGGCAAAGTACTCGTCGCTTGTCATTTTATATTTATAAATACGATTATCATTAAACCTAGAGTCATAATAGCTTTCTACTGAATTAAAATCTAATGATTCATGAGCAATTTCTTCGCTTCCGCCCCATGTATCTACATCGTGAAGATATTCTAATTCTCTATTATTTAATAGCCATTCTGTAGCATCTCCCGTGTATGTGCCAATTTGCAAAGCACGAAGGGGCTCATTTGGCACATGACGGAAATACTTCTCTACATCTTTAAACCAATTAGGAAACATATTAGTACAACTTCAAATTGTTAAGGCATCCAGTAACATATTCTGGAGCCATCTTGTGATCATCTAATAAATGCTGGAATAGGGATTTGCTTTCTTCCTTTTTCCCAAGCCACCATCCTGAGACTGCTTTTTCAAACATTAGGCAGTATGCGCCATTATAATCAACGTATCCTGGAAGAGGCTGATGGAATGTGTGTGTGGCATACAGCAATCCCATTTCGGCAAATGTGTAGCAGTCTTGATACATCTTATTGCGCTCATTAATTCTTGATAGTAGGAAATATGCTTCTGGTCTATTTGGCAGATAGGCTATTGCTTGCATGATATTATTATGAACAGTCTTATTCCTATCGCCTTGATGCGTCCAGCATATAGCCATTCTAAGTAATGATGTATATGTAATTAGAGGATGAGTTTTATAGCCAAATTCTGCCGCTCTTAAATAAAATCCAGCTGCTGAAGCATATTGCTGTTGTGCGTCGTAGGCTTGAGCTAAATCAAAATTAATCTGAACATCAAACGGATTAGATGAGAGTTCTACTGCTAATTCTTTAATTCCCATATGCCATTGCCTCCGTAATAATCTCATTTACAACATTTGACGGAACCTCTAATATAAATGCTGCATTATCTTGAATACCAAAACTTAGTAGTAGTTTCTCATCTTTAATTGCTGCACCTACACAAAACTCAATTGGAGTATCAAGAAATGAGAATGACTTACTTAACCCAACAAAGTTAAAATCTTTATCCCATACAATTACTCTATGTCTATATATTGAATCTTTTTGCTTTAAATAATTCTTCCATAGTTTTACTTCATGTGTAACTGTAATATAATACTCGCCCCATTTAATAACATTGGTTCCACCTCTTTGATCAATTGGAGCGGCAGGAGTAGATTTAACAATAACTTGTTCACATTCTGGCTTGTCTGGATTAGCCTTAACTATTTCTGTAGGCATTGCCCACTTAACAAAATTATATGGTTGATCTAGTATGGGCATCCAATTTTTTTCACAATATGATGTTGCTTCATCAATTGGAGCTGGAATTCTTACACGCTGAATTTCTGTTGCAGTCCAGTTTTCTTTATCTAATTGAATCTTAGAATATTCCATGCGGCCTTGCCCATTTGGAGTTGTATCACGGCGAACACCAATAAGATAATACTCTCCATCCCATTGTGTAATTCTACAATCTTCTTCGCCAACAAACTCCCAAATTGGCGGAAC